TTAAAAGCATATTATATTATGAAATTATAAAATTATAATAGTAATAATAATTTTATTTTTTTATAAATTTATTATTACTATTTTTTTTTATTAACCTATATAAAAATGGATAAAATGGAAACGATGATTAAAAAGATTAAATCTAAATTTACTAAAACAGATAATGAAAAAATGGAAGAAATGGATTTTATAAATTTATTATTAATAGTTTGTACAAATAACAGAAATACTGTGAAATATTGGTAATATTAATGATTTGGGTTGTTATGAGCATATAATAAATAAAATTATAATTATAATTGTAATTGTAATTGTAATAGTAATAATTATTTTATTTTTTTTATAAATTTATTATTAATAGTTTGTACAAATAAGAGAAATACTGTGAAATATTGGTAATATTAATGGTTTGGGTTGTTATGAGCATATATTAGTATTGTGGGTTGTTATGGGCATAAATAAATGTCCTGTTGCATCCGCCTGCAACCCACATGCATCACCCTGCAACCACCACCAAGAATTTTTATTTAAAAATTCTTTATATTCTTTTACTATATTTAATACAAATGGGAAATGAGTAAGAAAATGGTAAATGAGTAACAAAAATACACCCATATATTACACCTAATATTTGTACACATCACAAAAAAATACTACACCTATTATTTGTACAAATAACTAAAAAATATTCACACCTAATATTTGTACAAATAAAAAAAATATTACACACCTAATATTTGTACAAATATTAAAAAATATTACACACCTAATATTTGTACAAATCACAAAAAAATATTACATCAAATATTTGTACAAATAAAAAAAGGTTATTGTCATCGTCTCACTACTAATTGAGCTCACATGATAGTTGTGGTTACTCCGGTAGGAATCGAACCTACCACTACCCATCCAGGAGAGCATCTGTGTTTTACACCTAATCCAATTGGTTTTACACACAGCAATGACCGGGCTAGAGTCTTGGATGGAATTGCACAAGTGTTGGTTAGAATTGGTGAGAGGACCGCGCGCCTTACCGCTTGCGGTCAAATGAGAAGGTTACTATTGGGGAGTTCAGGTGGCAATCCATCCGCCCAACTATCACCGTTTGTAATGAGCTTCATAACAACAACCTTTTTTCTACACGCGCTCGGTCGGTCGAAACTCTAGTGAGGGGAATATCACTTGTGTAATATCCTTTACGCGTGGTTTGAGCACATTTGTACAATGTACTCGGTTACTGGTATACTTCAATTTGTGTTATAGATCTATCATCTTAATTGACACATACTACACATACTTATTTATACTTTCAATTTTTTGTAGAACTAACTAAAATTATTTGTACATATACTTATTATATTGTATAATTTATTGCATCCGTTTTTGCTTTATCGTAATTTTTTTTTAAAATTGTATATTGCAGTTTAAAACCGGGTAAATTTTCATCATTTGATCTTATCCTATCATTCTTTTCTAATTCTTGTATATAATTGTACAATTCTTCTGCTGTCTTTTGTAAATTACTCATTGTTGCTTCTACTTTTTCTCCCATACCATGATAATTCCTTATATCTATATTTTTGTGCTGCTCTGTTTCCTCCATTACATTCATTATATTTCTATATGTATATATTTCAGTAGGTGATATTCTTGTTGTTCTTGTTCTTCTTTTTGTTCTTGTATACCTTTTATTTTTTCTTGTATGTGGAGTTTTTCTATTTAAACTTTGTCTACTTCTTAATGATGCACGTCTAATAGACTCTGTTCTTTTTTTGGGTTTTGATTTATTACTTTTTTTTTTTCTAAATAAACCCCTTAAATTTTGTACAAATCCCATCTTTATTCTTTAATATAGTTATATATTTTTATATATTTGTACAATACACTCTGCTCACTCGTTCACTCTGCTCACTTGTACAAAAATTTTATAATAAGTTTATTTAAATATTTATGATTTATTATATTTTATATAAATGGGAAATGAGTAAGATAATGGGATTTGAGTTATAAAAAAATATTATATTAAATTATTTTACTTTGTACAATATACAGAAGTTACTTATTACTAAACATATTATATAATTGAAATACTAATTCTGCCTTTCGTTCTGATCTTGTTTTATGTTTCCAGTTTTCGATTGAAATATTTTCTTTTTTACATTGTTCGAAAATAATAAGACTTACATAAATAACGATAGCTACAAAAAGAAGATAACCCACTGAAATAACAAATTCTCTTTCTTTATACATTTGTAATATACATATTATATTTATATTCAATATGCTCTCAATTTTTTTTTTATTTGTACAAATTTTTTATAATATATTATTATAAGTGTGTACAATACTGTGGCTCCCTCTGGTTGCTATTTGTACACATTTTTAATAATAAATTTATAAAAAATATTATAAAATTATTATTATTACCATATATATTTTTAAATATTATATTTTTATTTATATATATATATATATTTATGGTTAAATTCAAAATATACGATAAAAAATTACAAAAATTTGTTCAACAGTCTGCCTCTAATAAAGTGTGGGAAGCTAGATATAAACTTCGTATATGGAATAATAGTGTTCATGATGAAAAATTGGGCGAAATGTATAAAATAATGAAACGCAATGATAAACATTTAGAATTATATGTAAAAATAGACGGTCGTTTTAAACCCGTATCGAAAGAAGTAATAGATAATGTTGTTAAGCAATACAAAAAAGAAGCACCACAACGAAAGGAATACTGGAAAAAGTGGAAAGAAGAACGACAAACTAGATTCATAAAATTCTGTAAAAAACATAAAACGGAAAAAAAATTTGCTAGAAGATGTAAAAGATGGTTAAAAACAAAAAAGAAATAATTTGATTAGTTACAAATTTATAATTGTCCCATTTTAAATCTTCTAATGTGTAAAATATTAAATTTTAGCTTAATTTTTTTAAAATAAATATTTATTATTTGTACAATATACAGTGGCTCCCTCTTATATGTACACATTTTTAATAATAAATTTATAAAAATATTATAAAATTATTATTATTACCATATATATTTTTAAATAAAAATATTTAATCATAATTTTTTATAATATTTTTATGAATATATTATAAAATATTTGTACAAAACAGTGTTTCCCTCTTATATGTACACATTTTTAATAATAAATTATGTACAATACAGTGTCTTCTGTGGCTCCCTCTGGTCGCTATTTGTACAGATTATTAATAAAAAATTTATATTTATTTTAAAATATTATTAAATATTTGTACAATACACTACAAATGGGAAATGAGTAAGAAAATGGGAATTGAGTAACAATTTTATCTTAATTTTTTTAATAATATTATTATCATTTTTGTTAGTTCTTAAAAAAATTGAAACACATATTTACATTATATAAGTATATTGTTAAACAATCTAATAGAACCAACGATGGCTGACATTACTCTTCAGGTTGCGATGACTAAGATTGCCGAGCTTGAGACGAACTACACTAATCTTCTCCAAGTTCTGCAGGCCAACAATATTGATTTTGATCTTGCTACTACTACTACCAAGAAGGCTAAGACTACTAAGAAGAAGACTGATAAGACTGACAAGACTGACAAGCCCAAGAAGTCTGTTAGCGGTTACATTCTATTTTCAAAGGAATCACGCGATGATGCCAAGACCAAGCTTGTTCAAGAAAATGGTGACCAATATGTTCTTAAGAATAGTGATGTTATGGTTATGCTTGGTAAGATGTGGAAGGAACTTGATGAAGATACTCAAAAATCTTGGAATGATAAGGCTAAGAATATGTAAACTAACACACACAAAAAAACTTAAAAAAAACTTAAAAAAAACTTAAAAAAAACTTAAAAAAAACTTAAAAAAAACTTAAAAAAAACTTAAAAAAAACTTAAAAAAAACTTAAAAAAAACTTAAAAAAAACCCAAAAAAAAACTTTTTTTTTATATATATTATATTTTTTTTAATTATAATATATATATTTTTTTTTTAATTTTCTCCTGAATTTTGCACCCGACCACGCCCACGTTCTGGACGACGACTATCTGAACGCATATCCCTATTCTTGAAACGGGTCTCACACATTAGATCATCGCACTGTAGACCCGTAATATTTACTGCCTGAAATTCGTGTGAACCAGATTCTACTTTGGAAACTTCAAATTCAACATATTCACCCTGAACTAAAAATTTATACTGTTCAGATTTTACTAGAAGAGAACTGTGATGTGCAAACATGTCCTCATTCTTTCTATCGCCAGAAAGAACAGTAATAAAACCATAACCCGATTTATTATTAAACCACTTTACCTTTCCGATGTACTTGTTCGAAGAATCACTTGTCATTAATTATATAATCTATTATATTGTCATCTCTTTAAATTATTTTTTTTATTAATTTAACATTTTTGAATCTAATATATTTGATAATATTTCTTTTTTATTATTTTTTTGAATAAAACATAGTACATAGTTTGGTAACAATGTCAACATATTTATAAATGTCTTATATTTATAATTTAATATTATTGTTTTTTTATCTTTTATAATTATTGTATAATACCAATAAGGTGGAATATTTACTATATCACCTTTTGAAAGATTCAATTTTAAAAATTTTATTTTTCTATAATTTGATTCATATTTTTTTTCTATGTTTTTTATATTTATATTTGAAATTTGTTCCATTTTTTCATAATCATTGTACGTATATAAATATTTTGAATTTAATGATGGACACATCATTATTTCTACACTACCTTCTGTAACAATAAATATATTTCTTATGTTATATTCGCATTTTAATGGTGTATTACTGTCTATTGAACCACATATTATATCATATTGTGATTCAAATGTATTCATTGGTCTAAAAATATTATCATAATTTTTTAAATATTTGTATATTGTTGTTTCATTCAAAAATATTTCATTTCCAAATGATATATATTGTCCGCATAAATCTTTCACAAATAATTCTGAACATTTATCATAATTCAAATATGTATTTTTTTTTGTATAATTGTTGTACAAATCTATTTCAAATGAACTATAATTATTTATTATAAAATCTGTATTTATATTTGTTAAATTTTCTACTTCTAAATTTTTTATTAATAATGGTTGCTTCATTCTACAAAAATCATTTAATTCATCCTTTGATGGATTTTCTATTTCATAAATTTCTAAATAATCACTTGTTTTTATAAAATTATTTATATGTATGTAAAAAAATAATGTTAATATTAATATTAAAAAATTAATTAATAAATACATTTATTAATTAATTATTAGATATAAATATTACTAATTAAACTTAATTTTTATTTTTCTTATTATCATCTTTCTAATACTTCCTCATCTTCATCTATTCTATTATTCATTTCTTTCATTTCTTTAATTTCTTCTTCATGATCTATACTATCTTTCATTTCTTTCAACACCTCTTGTATTTCATTTATTACTTGTTCTTGCACTTCTTCTTTGTCTATGTCATGAATTATATTTTTATCTTCGCTTTCTATCAAATTTATATTTTCTGTTAAATCTTTTAATTTATTCAATAATTCATTATCTTCTATATTTAATTTATTCATATCTACATTATCTGTCAGATCATTTATTTCATTTGTTAAATCTACATTTAAATTTATAATATTTGATATATTTATTTTATCCGTTAATCTATCATTTTCATCATAATCATTATCATTATCATCATTATGATCATTATCATCATTATAATCATTTGCATCCATTTTACCCATGAAAAGATGTTTTAACAATTCTAACCCTGAATTATCTTCATTATTCTTCAAGTTTTGCTCTTTATTATTTTCTAAATTTTCATTGTCTTCTATTTTCTTATTTATATTTGTTAATTCTAATTTCATATCATACACATCCTTTGATGTTTCTAAACCTAACGCTTGAGATTTTATTACTAATAGTTTTATATCTTTTAATTCAATTATTTCATTTTTTAATGAATTATTTTCATTTATCAAAATATCTATTTTTTCAGACAACATTGTCAATTCATTTTTTGTTCGTTCTTCAATTAATTTATTATTATTTGATAATAATTCTAAATCGCTTTTTATTTTACTTGCTATATCATTAGTAACTACCGAAACATTTTTTTCATTATCATCCTTACAAGATAATATTTCTTTTTTTTCTTCTAATTTTTTTAATCTATGTTCATGTGCTTGTAATATTTGCAACGGACTTATACCTTTCTTTTCTGATTTATTATTATCTTGAATATTTGTAGATTCTTCTTCTGGATTACTAGCGCGTCTTCTTCTGGCACTTGCGTTTGCTGCTGAACCACTCATTTTATTTATAATTATTTATTAATACTTTGCTTTTAAATCATTATACTACCATACTTAATTTTATATTTTTACAAAATATATAATCTTTTATTTCAAAATCTTCTATTTTATAATCATTTATATTTTCATATTTATTTTTTATTGTTATTTTTGGAAATTCATAAGCTATTTCATCTACTTGTTCTTTTAATCTATCTATATGCTCTTCATATATATGTGTATTACCTAAATTATATATAAATTCTAATGCTTCTAAACCACAGTGATGAGCTATCAAATGCGTCAAATAACTATATGATGTTATGTTAAATGGAACCCCTAATCCTACATCACCACTTCGCTGATACAAACTACACGATAAATATTTATTTTTTGTAACATTAAATTGACATAATATATGACACGGTGGTAATGCCATTTTATTTAATTGACACGGATTCCAAGCTGTCATTATCAAACGACGATCATTTCTTGTTTCTGGATTCTTTAATATCTTTATTATATATTCTAATTGATCTATTCCTTCATTTTCATAATTACTATTACAATCCTTGTATTCTCCATTAAAATGTCTCCATTGAAAACCATATATTGGTCCTAGATCGCCTTCTTTATTTTCTGTTAAACCACGAGAATCTAAATATTCACGCGATGAATTTCCATCCCATATATGTACTCCTTCTTTTGTCAATTCCTCATTGTTTGTACATCCTCTTATAAACCATAATAGTTCTTTTAAACATGTTTTATATGCCATTTTTTTTGTCGTTAATATTGGTATTGTATTATTTGATAAATCAAAATGCATCACTCCTCCAAATATAGATAATGTGTTTCCATTTCTCCCTACAAATTCATCTCCATTATTCAATATATCATTTATTAAATTTAAATATTGATTCTCATCATGATATGTATCATTTCTTATCTTATTACTAGCACATATTTTTTTTAACATTATAATATTATATATTCTTTTAATATTTTTAAACAATTTTCAAAAAATTTTTATTTTTTTTTAATATATTTTAAACAATTTTTAATTTCTATGTAAATCATATATATGGTTGATACTGATAATTTAGTAAATATTAATAAAAATATTAATATCAACGGTTTTATTAATCACGTCTTTAATTTTGACAGCGAAAACAAAGCCAATATGTATAATCTTGTACAATATATTGCGATTGGCATTATACCTATCACTATCATTTTAAAACTTATCAAAAATTATATACCCGAAGAAGATGATAGAAAAGGATCTATTGAAATTACTTTAGAAATATTTATACAATTGTTAGCTATATTTTTTTCTATATGGTTTATCGACAAATTTATTAGATTCTGGCCAACCTTTAGCAAAGTTAATTACCACAAATTCAATGAACTTAATCTTGTTTTACCACTTTTAATTATTTTAATAACTATGCAAACTAAATTAGGCGCTAAAATAAATATATTATGTCAACGATTACTTGACTTATGGTCTGGAAATCAAACTGAATCGTATAATAATAATAAAAATAAAAATAATAACAATGTTTCTGTATCACAACCTATTATTACACCCGGAGTCAATCAACCCAGTAGAGCTGATAATTTAGACAACTCTAATCCACCCACGCAAATGAATAATCAAATGTCCAATATTGATAATTTACCTAATGTCTTAAACCAAAATAATAATAATCAACCTAATATGGTAAATGCGTTTGACCAATTTGAACCTATGGCTGCTAATGGAGCATTAGGTGGTTCGTTTGGTTCTAATTTTTAAACTTATATCAATTTATACTTTTTATATATTACAAAAGTATAAATTTTATTTATATACCTCTAAAAAATGCATTTCTTAATCGTAATAATAATTGTTTTTCTCTAACAAAAGTATATATTAAATAATATATTATAAATATTTTGAATGTTACATTCAAGAAATTATCTGGTTTTTTTGATTTAAATAATATGTATAATATCCACATTACTATTACTAGTTTAATTAATATATATATATATTTGCCTAACAGTTCAGAAAAAATTTTCATAGTTTGTTTTGTTTTTGATTTTACACCGGAACTTCTTTCAAATATATACATTTTAGCCCATAAATTAAATGAACTTAATATATCATTGCCTTGATATATATCATGAATTTTGTATAATAATGATTTTTTCAATATATCCTCTTTATACCATATTAAATTTTTTTCAAAATCATTTAAATTTTCAAAATATACTGTATTTGTATCATTATCCGCATTTACACCAAAGTATTGTAAAAATTTGGTTATGTCAGATTCAGACTCAGGGTCAGATTTATAAACCGAAGCTGAGGGGTTGGGTTTGTCGTCGGTGGAAGTCGGGAGATGTGGGGTAAGATCCTGTCTTGATTGACGCTTGAGCGTGGCTGGGGGTGGAGGCAAGGATGCGGTTGGGGCTGCGGCTGGGGCTGCGACTGGGGCTGCGGCTGGGGCTGCGGCTGGGGCTGCGACTGGGGCTGCGGCTGGGGCTGCGACTGGGGCTGCGGCTGCATCCAGCTCGCGCTGCTTCGCTCGTTTCTTCCTATCATACGCCCCCCGGGCTTTTCTCCCCATGTTTTCACTTGTACCATCCCGACCAATCTCTGCCGCGATTTCCGTAAATTGACCTTTAGCGTTTTGTACTTGTTTAGACCCTAAAGCCTTTAAACCTAAACCAACTATTTTATGCCCTGCCTTAGCTAGAACACTTCCCCCACCCAAGTCTTGGGCTATGGTTGGGGCTTTGGGCTGCGACTCATTCGAGGTCTTTCCGATCTGCATCTGTTCAAGCGTGCGCTGGCGTTGGGGCTGGGGCTGGGACTGGAAGTGGGGCTGGGGTTGAAGTTGGGCTGGGGCTGGGGAGGCAGCTGTCCCATCGGTGGTTGCCCCATTGGTGGTTGCGGGTACTGCTGCTGTGAGTGAGGTTGGAAACTGGGGATTGGGGTATACCACTGCTCCTTGAGCTAACGTGGGTTGTGTCACTACACCTTGCGCTAACGGCACACTGGGTTGTGTCACAACACCTTGCACTAACGGCACGCTGGGTTGTGGCACTTGCACTTTTTCTTTCGCTATCCTCTCTGTCACCGCTATCGCCCTCCTCTCCCTCGCTGCCCTCGCCGCCGCCTGTGCTCTCCACGCCTCCGACTCCGTCTTGGCTGCGGCCACCGCACTCTCCGCCACCGCCGCTATCCTCGCCGCCGCCATCCTCGACGCCGCCGTCGCCTCGCGTGCCGCCAATACTTGCCCCCCGTTGCCGCCTAATTTGCGTTCAGATATATCTTTTATTTCATATACAACATCTAAAAAATAATTATCCTTTATTTCTCCAATTTTTTTTATTATTTGATCATATTTATCAAATTTATTATCTTTATTCGTAGTTACTTCAACATTCTTAATATTCTCTGATTCTATTACTTTATTTATAATGTTACTCGGATCAGATTTTCCATATACATCATATAATTCCTCACCTATACTTGGAATTTTAGTTAGACTATTAAAAAATATTAAAATAAAAAGATTTTTAATTACATCTTTTTTCATATTAGTAAATGAAAATTCTTTGTCAACAAGATCTTTTTCTGCTTCTTTTACCCTAGGGTCAAAACCTTCGTACATTATCTTAACACCTACAAAAACAATATTACATAATATAGCAATCAATGAAAATATAAAAGGTTTAAATACACTAGGTTTATTATTTTTTGATTTGGGTTCATCTTTATTTTCGGGTTCAGGTTGGGGTCGGCGTTGGGATTGGGGTCGGCGTTGGGGTTGGGATCGGCGTTGGGGTTGGGATCGGCGTTGGGGTTGGGGTTGGGGTTGGGATCGGCGTTGGGAGTTGGATTTTTTCCTTCTTCCATTCATAGATTCAACAAAGGATTCCGTGTTTTCTTGACATTCCCCATCAGATTGATTACACGGTGAGTCGTCATCATCATCATCATCTTCTTCATTAGCACTACCGCAAGGTTTTGTATCTATTTTTTTTTCTATAAGACAATATAAATTTAATACCATAAATATGATAATTGGTAATATAAATATTATACTACCAACCAATTTGTAGAAGTTTATGTCCTTTATAGTTTTTATAACTTGTTTTGTATTTGAAATATCAATATATTCGCTCCAAGGATTTTTACCTTTAGTATTTTTACTGTTATTAGCAGGATCATCTTTATCTATAATTTTATCAAGATCAATTTTATGTAAGAATTCATATGGTGAATATATATTCCAATGAGGTAAAAGTTTAAAACAAAATCTTTTGAATTTAGAAGGAAATATTAATTTATATTTACCATCAACGTATCTAATATTATCAAGATTTATAAATTGATGTAAATAAGTTTTCTCAATTTCTGCCTTATCTCCAAATGCTTTGAAAGATTTATTATAATACAAAGCAATAATATAAATAAGACAAGGTAAAATTAACATAACAATTAATATAGATATTAATAATGAATTGAAACTTTTTGTATTAATAATATCAATATGTAACAAAAATGTTACGATACATATTGGAATATATATAAGAATATCATAAATTATAAAATATATATCGTATCTTTTAAATTTATCAAAAAAACCCATATATTATATATTTAAAAATATTATAAATATCAAAATTTATTCTTTAATATAATTTTCTTTGCATAAATTTTTTATTATTTTACCTTCTATATTTTTTATTGGTTTACCAATTGTAGTAATAGCTTTTGCATAAAATTCTTGTTTATTTTCATTGTCCATAAAGTCAGGATTTTCTTTTGCCCAATGACTGACAGCATTATAATTTTTATTTGATGTTTTTTCTATAACTTGTTTTATTTTTGATTTATCTTTATCTTTTTCCCATACATCATTATCTTTTATATATAATGTTTCTCTTTTTATATCTGTACAATGTAATGGGCGTTCTGTTAAACTTAATTTATTCATATTATCAATAATTACTTTACTTAAACCTTTTTCTAATCCATTTGTTTTAGTAAAATCTAACTGTTCAAGAGAAACACATATTGACTTAACAAAATCACTCATATTAATAGCATTTTTACAATCTTCATTTAAAAATACATTTATATTAAAATTGTTATTTTGTGTATTATTGTTATTATTACCTATTCTGGGTATCATTTCAGTTATCTGTTTGCTTTGATCAGTAATGATCGTTCTTAATTCTTTATTTTCTTTTATAACAGTAGAAATCATATTTTTAAATTCATCTTTTTGTATTTCTAAAACATTGGTTAATACATTAGTTAAATCGTTATTTTTATTGTTACTATTATCATTGTTATCATCATTATTATTATTTTCATTTTGATATAGACAATTTATTTTGTGTCTATTAAAATTATATTTAGTTTTAAATGATCTACCACAATTACAGAAATAAGTAAACATATTATTACCATTTGAATCTATATTTTCACAAACAATATTTTTACCATTATATGTACATCTATTTTTGTGATAATATAAACCTTGTCGTGTTTTGTAAAATTTACCACATTCACAAATAAATTCATATTGATTTTGATTTTTATTTTGATTCTGATTTTGATTCTGATTTTGATTTTGATTTTGATTATGATTATGATTCTGACTTTGATTCTTATTTTGATATGTTTCTTTATTGTTCAATTTTATATGTTTACTAGTTAAACAATGTTTTTTAAAGTCTCCTTTTTTTGTAGTAATATAATTACATGTTATACATTTATATTCTTCTATTATTTTGTTATTCATAATATATGTATATATCTATATTTATATATATATATATCTTTAAATAATTATAAACATATGATTGATTATTTACACTGATATATTAGGTTGAGATACTAATAATTTTATATTTGATGTAAAACTATTTTTGTACATTTTTATTATACCACCATTAGTTAATATATATATAACTAATAAAAAATAACCAATTGTTGAAATTGCTACAAAAGAAAAACCTGATATTCCTAAAAATAATTTATTTTTATTAGATGTATTATCGTATGCTATTAATGTTGTAATAGAACAAATAAAAATTACTGTAACAGCACTACAGAAACAAAATGAATATGTCAAATTTGTTTTTACATTGAATTTTTTTGTAACGATTGAATTTACATTTCTATATGGTATTAAACAAACTGGACAGTTTAATTTACCAGTTTTAAATATTAACTCTTCTAAACATTCTTTATGAATAAATCTATCTATGCAATTACAATCTGATTTCCAAGGAACTGGAAATATTGATGCACATATATAACATTCTATTTCACATTCATTATTATTATTATTATTATTATTTACTTGTAATTCTATCATAATTTATTAATATATATATTATATTTTATATCACAATAAATCTATAAGTTATTTTTTACAATATATTAAATTTTGATAAAAATGTAAAGAAATGTAAAGAAATGTAAAGAAATGTAAAGAAATGTAAAGAAAAAATCAAAATTATTAATAAATACATTACATTAAATAAAATAATATATATTTATTGTTACTATATATGATTTAGAGAGTTTTTTTAGATTTTCTTTACATTTTCTTTACAAACAGATACTTACACGATATTGCACGATATTTTGAATTATTATAAATTAAATAAAATATTTAAAAGCATATATGATAATGTTTTTGTTTACTAAAAATTATGTAAAGAAAATATTTTTCAAATTTAGACCATAATTATACCAATATAAATTTATTTATTATGATTTATCTATTGAATATCAAAAAGTCGCAAAATTCCTCATTTCTTTACATTTTGCGACTTTTCGCACCATAACAGGCAAAGTTTTTCATATAATAGTTGATTATTTTGTTATTGAAAATGATTTAGCGACTTTTTTCATTTTTTCATTGCTCATTTCTTTACATTTTTTGCTCATTGAAAATTATGATAATAAAATATTTATAACTATTACATTTATATCACGATAATTGATAATTAATAAATATTTAAAAATCAACAAAAAAAATATGTAAAGAAATGAGGAATTTTGCGACTTTTTTGAAAAATGAAATTTTAAATTTTTATAAAAATTTTGAAATATTTTTTTTTTAGATTTTTTTATGATTTTTTTTTCACATCAATTATGGTAATAAAAAAATAATTCTAAAAAAAGTGAAAAAAAAATTTAATTTTCAAAAGTATTTTATATAATATAAAAATGGACATTTTTAAAATGTCCAATTCTATAAAATTTGAGAATCTTTTTTTAAACTTTTTTTTGCACTTTTTTTGATAGTATATTTATCTTATGTATTATGGTAACAAAAATAAAAATCTTAAAAATCAGGAAATTTTACTTTCTTTAAGTTCATTTTTAAAATATATATTATTTATAAATATTGTACAAATAAGATATTATCAGTATATTGTACAAATAAGAGAATCTTTGTATATTGTACAAACTCTTAATTGTACATTTACAAGAAATATAATGAAGATTTATATTATTGATAATATTTGAAAATAAAAATAGTGTGTATATATATATACTATTTTAAATGTCTAATTCATTGCCTACATCAAATTATTTACATAATGATTACTATCATATATTAAATAATTTTATACTTAATGGAATAAAAGCGAGAAACGAAGCAACTCAATTAGCGATTAAGGCGCGTGCTGCAACTGTTAGAGCGATAAATGCCACGGATGACGCACAGAATGAGATAAATAGTACAGATATGGAAGGAGAGAAAACAGAAAAAGCGCGGAAACTTTCTTTAATAGCCACATACGCACATGAAATAGCAAATAATGCAAATATTGTAGCATCACAAGAGGAAAAAAAAGCGCATGATTTCAGAAATTTAATAGAAAATAGGATAAAAAATTATGAATTTAATATAAATCCAAGTGAAGAACCGGTATTACTAGCATCAATGTATTCCACATATAAAAATAAATCTGGACAATACGTAATAGGGGGAAAAAGGAGACAAGTACAAAATAATAGAACTAACAAACGTATAAAAAAAGGAAAATCTAAAACTTATAGAAGAAGAAAATTTAAAATTTATAGAAAAAGAAAATCTAAAACTTATATATAAAAATAATAGTAAAGTTATAATAATTTTGATAATAATTTTTATAAATATATTATCAAAATTATTGTACAAATAAGAGAATTTTAGTTTGTTGCACTATGTATTTGTTCATTTTTTAAAACAGGCATATTATATTGTCCAATTTGTTTTATTTCATGCAAACAATCTATTTTAAATTCACCTACATTTATTATCTTATTTTTTAGACGTGTATATTCATAACTATTTATATCATACTTATTAGAATTAATTAATTCTAGATCAGCAAGTATATTATTTTTAATATATATATTTTTCTTGATTTCTTTTATTATATTAGAATTAGTTAATATTTCATTAAATATACTTTTTTCTTGTTGATAATTTCTAACAATAATAGGATTTATCAAATGTTTTAATAAATATTTTTCATAACCTAAATTATTAACAACTTCATTTATTTTGTTCTGATTTTCATTAATTAATCTATTAATAATATAATTTGTTAACAAGCTACTTGATTTATATTGATTTTCATAATATTGTACAGATATAGCCATATATAAATTCCCAAAAATATCAGCCATAACACCAGACAAAATTTGTTCTTTTTTCAATGAACCAGCTTTTAATGCTACAAAATTAGTTAAACAAGCAAAATCGATAATTTGTTTTTCTAATGTTTTATTAATACTTGGAAATAAATTGGTTGAATTAAAAGTTTTACAATATAAATAAATAGAATGAGCAAAGATATTTTTAAAATCAGTTAATATATTTTTATCATTATTTTCTAAAATAGAATTCAATATTGGATAAATAAAGGGATGAGATTTATTCAATCCTTGTGAAAATATTATCAAACTTCTAGTTAATGTGTTAGAACCTTCAACTGTTATACCAATTGGTGCAGCTTTATAAAATTTTTCTAAAAAATTACTATAACCTAAACATATAGATGCGCCGGCATGAATATCCATAGCGTGATTAAGAACAATACGTCCGCGTTCAGTGGTTTGTTGTTTCATGATTGCTGATAATACAGCAGGACTATTTCCATTATCTAATATATTATTTGTTAATTCAACAGATGATTGTATAATCCATGTATTAAAAATCATATCATTTATTTTTTCTTGAATAGCTTCCATTTTAGATAATGGCATTTTAAATTGTTTGCGAACCTTAATATAATTCAACATACCAAATGATGCAACTTTAGAACTGGCATTTGCAGTTGCAGGTAAACTAATACCTCTACCAGCAGATAAACAATCCATTAACATTTTCCAACCATGTCCAATATATTCTTCTCCGCCAATTACATTATTTAATTCAATTAAGAACTCGCCCTTAATTGTTCCATTTGGAAATCCAACATTTAATGGATTATGATGTGTATCTTGTATTAAACCAACATGTTCGCGTTCAATAAGTGCTAATGTTATACCAGAGTTTTTATTTTTCAATAAATTACCAGGGTCTTTTAAATCAAATGCAATACCAAATAAATTAGCAACAGGCGCTAATGTAATATATCTTTTATTTATATTTACTTTTATAAATATTTTACCATTTTGTTCAATTACAATACCTTCATCAATTGAACCAGTTGCATCTGAACCATTATTTGGACCAGTTAAACCAAAACAAGGTATATAATTACCATTTGCTAAACCAGGTAAATATTTATTTTTTTGGTCAATAGTTCCATAATGAGTTAACAATTCACCTGGTCCTAGTGAATTAGGTACCATAGTTAAAACACCAAGAGATGGTTCAACGCTAGATATTTTAGTTAAAACACTAGATAGTTCATTAACACTTAATTTAGTTCCTCCGTATTTTTCATCTATTAAAAAACTAAAAAATTTGGTTTTTGCTAAATATTTAGTCCAATAATTATTATTGTTATTAGGATATAATATTGTTCCATCGTAATTATCTAATAAATCATTTAATTTATTTTCTGGGAATTTATATGTAATATCTTTTTTTTTTGGAAATATCAATTGCCCTAATAAAATATTTCTATCAATTGATGTATTACCAGATCTTAATGCTATCAATTCAGTTGATGATATTTTAGGGATTATATTTTTAATACTATTAAATAAATATTTAGAAATCATGATATTAATATTATAAGTTACATTTTAAGTTTTTATTTTATTTATATTAATATATTAAAATAAATTACTGCTATATAAATTAATATTATCAATGTTTATTTTTATTGTTTATTACCTATTATGATGTTGAAATTATTTTTAAAAAATTATGTAAAGAAAATATATTTAAATTTGTTACCATAATTTCAAATATATTACAATATTTATTATGAAACATCGGTTAAATTACAAAAAGTCGCAAAATTCCTCATTTCTTTACATTTTTGCTCATTTTGCGACTTTTTGCACCATAACGAGCAAGATTTTTCAAGTATGTACATAGAATATATATTATGATAAAAGGTTTAGCGACTTTTTTCATTTTTTCATTGCTCATTTCTTTACATTTTTTGCTCATTGAAAATTATGATAATAAAATATTTATATTATATATAAAATTATTATCAATTATGGTATTTAATATAAATAAAAATTTCAATAAAAAATTTATGTAAAGAAATGAGGAATTTTGCGACTTTTTGAAAAATGAAATTTTCGAAATTTTTTTGAAATTTTTTTTTTGAGATTTTTTATAAAAAAAAGCTGAAAGCATAAATGATAAGAAAATAAAAAACATAAAAAAAATAAAAAAAAAATTTAATTTTCAAAAGTATTTTATATAATATAAAAATGGACATTTTTAAAATGTCCAATTCTATAAAATTTGAGAATCTTTTTTTAACTTTTTTTTTGCACTTTTTTTAAGGTATATTTTTTCTTATCATATATGGTAACAAAAATAAATTTCTAAAAAATCGGGTTTTTTATTTTCTTTAAGTTCAATTTTACACCATTGAAGATTTAAAACCGCACCTTTTATATTTTTCTACCAATGTTAGAGGATACAAACAATTAAATATCTTTAGATTCTAAATATTCATTTATTGCTACCCAGTTTTTGTTAAAAGGGTTTGCTATTATTGTTCTAAACCATTCAATATACGTGGTTTCTCCAAAAGGGGTATTCATAATGGCGTTTGGATTTGCGCCTTGTTTAATTAAATCTTTTACTTTTTCTAAATCTAATAAGTTTAAGGCTAGGTATAAATCTTTATCAATAGATTTTGCTCCTCCTTTTAATATTTTTCTTTTAATATTTTTCTTTTTTCTAAATGTCTTTTTTCTAAATGTCTTTTTTCTAAATGTCTTTTTTCTAAATGTCTTTTTTCTTTTGCGTGAACTCATTTTTGTATATTAAAAATATATAAAGAATATATTAAAAATATATTAAAAATATAAAGGTGCGGTTTTAAATCTTCAATGGTGTAATATATTTATTATTTATAAATATTGTATAAATAAGAGCGAGCAGAGGGAGCCAATGTATTGTATATAATTTGTTATTATAAATTAGTACAAATAAGAGCTTTTTAGTGTATTGTACAAATATTTAATAATATATTCATAAAAAATATAATAAAAAATTAAGATTAAATATAATATTTTAAAATAAATATGGTAATAATAATAATTTTATAATATTTTTTATAAATTTATTATTAAAAGTGTGTACAAATAATATAAAACATAATAATTCAAGTATAATATATTTATTTATGTATCATTTTCAGTAACCTTAACTTTTTTATTTCTAGGTAATTTAACACCTAATATTTTCTCAATAGTAGCAATATTAGCATTTGTTAAAATTTCTTTATTAGATTCCCATCTGTTTAATATTTGTACAGATACACCAATTTTGCTAGCAAGGTCTTTCTGTTTAATATTTTTAGCAACCCTTGTAGCAGCAATTGTTTTACCTAAATTATTAGATTGTTCTAGTTTGAAATCTTCAGGATTAGATGTTTTTGTACTATTTTTTTTTTTAAATGTTTCTTTTTTTACATTATTAGAAATAGTATTGAATGTAATTGAATTCCAATCTTGATGTTCCATATGAGTTATTTATTTTATAGTACAATAAAATAAATAAATTAGTTTCAATTATAAAATATATTATTATATATATGTTAACAAATTATAATATTAAATTTAAATCTGTTTTTAATCGTAGAAAAAGAACAAAGAAATCCAGACCATATAAACAAACAAATATGTCAAGTAAAAAAATAAAGTTAAATCATAAAAAAAAGCCAAGAACAAAAAGAAATAAAAAAAAAAATATAATAGGTGGAACACACGAGGAAGAACGGAAATTAATAAATAATGTGCTAGATATAAGGGTTGATTTAATTAGGTTAATTGATCACTATAATAAATATATTATACGAGAATATACTAGATATAATAGAGAAACAGACACGCATATGAAAGATACTATGAGAAGGCTAATAGCTGAAAAGCGAGAAGAGTTGAGAATGCTAATAGATGAAAAGGAAAAAGATTTGACGAATGCTTATAGTGAATATGCTACATATATTCAAAATAATACATCTGTTAATCGTGATACCGCTTTATTATTATCAAAAAATAATATAAACAGTGAAGTTCTACGAGTAGAAAACAATTTACTTAATCCATATGATAATGGTCGACCATATTATGATGAATAAAATGTCAGTTACATCAGAAGACAAAAAAAAAATTTTTTATAAATATAATAATATTAGAATTTAATATGTATAATATGAATTATATATATTAATTTTTATCATAAATGGATTTAACATATACTTGAATTTTATTATATAGTTCAACATCTGGTGTAAGGGTAATATTATCAAGCTGCAAACCAGTAAGTGGTGATGTATGTTTAGTTTTGAACCATTTTTGAATACAACGCTTGTCATATATTTGATTATCAGAAGTGCGAACAGGTTGAATCATAATAGTTTGTGAAATAGGACACAAAAATTCAATGGGAGTATTATCAGAATTATTAATTTTAGAATAAATATCAGAATCAGTAGACAGAATACTCATATTATTCAAAATATTTTTGAGTTTAGAAGAAGTCATAATAGTGCGTTTAACTAAACGAACATTGTTATTAACAGGATCAACTTGTACAGCATAATGATTATCAGGTTTGAAAACAATATTCCTGATAGTATCATCAAATGGTAGTATGATAGTCGCAGATTTTTTATTATTAGAATATTCATTTTCAATAAGTTGATTTTGTTCTTTAATGTAAGGAGTCCACCACGAATCATCTAATTGAAACAAATTACCAGCTTCATTATAAGTGCCATTACACCACATCCAAACAACAACTTCTTTATCATTAAGTTGGAAATCATTACTAGACCAATAAGTAGGTTTTGTAGGTAGATATTTGTCATCTAAAATAGCACAATCAGGAACTTGTTCAAAAGTAATTTTATCATATTTGGTATGATCCTTTGAAATTCTCCATTCATTGTTATTTTTATAAGAATGAACAGTGATTCTGTTAGTAATATCGTCAGTATTAAAAACGAAGCGCCCAACAGATCTCCGTCCCTTCTCCTTAAAGTTTTTGTAAGAATAATATACAGCAGGAGTAGTTTGATACATACTGTCAGCAAAATGAACAGTAGCAGAGAAGAAATCAAGTCCAAGAAAAACATTTTTGTCCTTATTTTGAAAAGATTTTTCAATAATATATGAAATATTTTTAGGGTAGTAATCAATATTGGAAGACCTAGGGTCAAGGGAGAACCAAACAACAACGTTGTTAGACATAATTTATAAAAACAGCAGGTGAAAAATGGTAACAGTAATATAAATAACGCATTGAATAATTTCAATTTTTTAAAGAACTAACAAAAATTTAAGATTTATTAAGTAATTTCAAAGCTTTTAAAATAATATCTTCTTGTTGTGTAATTTTTTTAAATATCAAATTTTCACTAAGATAAATAGATATATATTTATTATTAAATAATTTAATAACAGCGATAGTATTATCAGGATTTTCAGTATTTTTAAAATTACAAAAATAACCACCCATTTTTAAAGATAAATCATTAGGGTTAGAAATATTAATCCATTTAATATAAGAACTAGGAGTAATATCGTTATAATTATCAATATACATAAATTTTTTTAATTTTTTATTAATATTTTTTAAAGTATTAGAATCATAATTAAGTTTTTGTAAAATATCATTTTTAGATTTATGAATATTATCAAATGAATAATCAACAAAATTTGAATTATTAGGATTTTCTAAAGCATTTTTCAATAATTCATAATTCATAATTCATAATATATAATAAATAAAGAATAAGTTTAAATAATTTAAATATTATAATTACCAAGTGTAATATTCAAGCATATAATTTCTAATTTTTTGTAGAATTTTACCAAAAATAGTATAATTTTTATTAGTGGTTAAATTGATAATCAATGTAATTCTTTGTCCATTTTTAGATTGTTTAGATACTTTGTGATAAACTTTATCACCATTATAAATAATAGCATTTCCTAAAGATATATCAATAATTTGTTCTTCCTTTTTTTTGTTTTTAATAGTCAAGTAAGATTCATTATATTGATTAATATATAATGGAATCAAAACAGTATATCTAGAACCAGTAGAAAAGTTAGTATCAAAATGGTAACTCATAAAATCATTGTAAGTATATAGTTGCATAGTAAAAGATAAGGGTTCAATAATAGGATCAATAAAATACAAATTTTTTTCATCAATCAATAATTTCATATAGTTTAAAAAATCATCATTAAAATATTTTTTAATAAAAATATTACAATTATTAGAAATATCATAAAAATTGAAGAGTTTGCAACTAGAATTATTAAAATTTTTATTGGGGTCTTTAACAAGACCTTTATCATTTAATAATTTAACTAAATCTAATGAATTGTAAGAAAAATCAGTTTCAAAATAAGTGATTTTATCATTATATTTAAAATAATTAAAATAAGTATATATCAAAATAAAAAAACTAATAATAGTAAAAAAAATTTTTTTATTTAAATTCATATTGATTATAATTATATATTAATATATTTATATAATTATAGAATTATAAACTAAATAATAAAAAACAAGTTTAGTTTTGATTATAAATGTCAAGACTTCTAGCACTAGCATCATTAGCAATAACAAATTTAGGCATCCAATAATATGGTATTAATTTATCAGTGCCTTTATAATTAAAATTATACAAATATCTGTAATAAGCTTGTTCATATGTAGTAGGAGGATTAATAATATTATTATCATTTAATAAAATTTTTAAAGAATCAAATAATAAAGGATCATTTTCATATAAAGTTTTAATTTTGTCATTAATAATATTATACCATGATTTTTTTAAACTACTAACACCATCACTAAAAGCTTCTTTTTTTCTCCATAATATTTCATCAGGTAACAAATCAGGCATATGTATTTCAAATGCTTTTCGTATTAAGTATTTTTCACATAATTTTGAAGTAGTATCATGTTTTATATAATTATTAATAGAAATATAATAATCAACAAATTTTTTATCTAAAAAGGGTGTTCTTGGTTCTAATCCATGTGATGAAATAGATTTGTCGCTTCTTAACACATCAAATCTATTAATATTTAGTAATAATCTTTTAGATTCATTATTGAATTCAGTAAAGTCAGGACATTTTCTAAAATATAAATAACCACCCATTAACTCATCTGCACCATCGCCATTAAAAATAACTTTATAATCAGTATTATTTTTTATATATTTACCAATTAAATAATTGCCCACACTAGCTCTAATAGTAGTGGTATCATAAGATTCAATATCATATATAACATCAGGGATGCTATTAAAAAATTCATCATCAGTTAATAATATTTCAGTATGAACACTATCAATATGTTGAGCAACAATATTAGCATATTTTAAATCTTCAGAATCTTTAAGTCCAATACTGAATGTAGCAAGTTTTTTATTGTGTATTTTTAAATATTTACTAACTAAAGCAGCAATCAAACTACTATCTAAACCACCAGATAATAAACAAGCAATTGGTCTTTCACACGTATCAACAATTCTTTTATAAACGGATTCTTTTAGAATAGCAACAATGTTTTTATATATAATATTTACATCATTAAAATCATTATTATTATTACAAATGGTTAAATTGTAATCAGGTAATATATAATAATTTAATTTATCAAAAGAAATGGTATTTTTATCAAGACAAATAGAAAAATAATGAGATGGTGTGAAATTATGAATGTTAGATTTATCATCAGATAAATTATATAACACTTTTAAATCACTAGCTAAACCAAATGTATTATTTTCAGTGAAATAATAAAGAGGTCTAACACCGTGAGGATCTCTGCCTACATAACATTTATCAATGTTAATATCATATATAAAAAAAGAAAATACACCATCTAATAATTTAATAGTTTTTTCTATACCAAATTTAATATATAATTGTATAATAATTTCACAATCTGAATCAGTAATTAAAACAATATTATAATCATGAGCCAACGATTTATAATTATAAATTTCACCATTACATACACAATAAATATTATTAATATAGAAAGGTTGATTAGATTTATCATTCAAACCATTGATAGCTAAACGATGAAATCCGATATATGTATTATTAATTTTTAATAATTCAGTATTTTCAGGTCCTCTAATTATTCCCTTATAAAATTCTTTTTTTATTAAATCATAATCTTTATTAGAATTAATCAAAGCAAATATTCCACACATTTTAAATTATATTAATTAAAAAATTATCTTTAATTATTATTATAATATATTTATTTTAAAATATAATAATAATATAACAAATATGAATAAAAACGAGAGTTACTATATAAATCAAGATAATATAAATAATAAAATATTTAATAGAAATATACCAGGTAATAATATAGAGCCAGTATTTGATCCAAGACCATTATCAATGAAATACAATTTAAAAGAAAAAGAACCAAAAGTAAATGAAAAACAATATAGTGATTTCAATACAAATACAAATTTTTATCCAGGAACAAAAAAACCAACATTTTCACAATTTTCTAATAATGTAGATTTAGAAACAGAATTATTACATTATAACAATAAGTTCAATGTAAATAACAATAGTGATTTATACGATAATAACAAAACATATAAAAATAATTGTGCAGATATAACATCAGATTATTTATTAAAAAAACAAGAATCAAATTATATAAACGAAAATAATTTATCAAGTTTAGGCAATGATATATTTTATAATAATACTCGTATTCAATTGAAAAATATAAAATAAGTATATATTTAAATATGCAAAAAATAAATTTAGATTTTATAAAAAAAAATCATATTAACAAAATTATAATTGATAATAATAATAGTGAAAAAGATAACAATAAAAAATTAATTAAAGATATAAAATTTTATAAAAAAAGAATAAAAGAATATAATAATTGTTTATTAAATTCATTTATAAATAATAATGAAGACAAAGATGAAAATAAAATAAATAATTTGAATAATAAACATATTGAATTGTACAAAACTTATTTAGAAAATTTAATTAAATATTTTAAATTTATTGATTGTGAAAATCAATATCAAAAAGAATTAGAGAATTACAATAATTCTAATAATATAAATATAGATGATATATCAAACGATAATATAGCAACTGATAAAAATATATTATTAGAATATAAAATAAACAAAAAGAATTCAATTAAAAAATATTGTGAAACAAACAAAATACATGAAGAACCTAAAATTTTACCAAAAAAAAAAATAATACATAAATATAATGGTAAGACAGACGCAAAAAAAAAAGAAATTTCATAAATTAAGATGTGCACCTAGTAAAAAAAATAAATCAAAATTTACTTGTTATGAAAAAAGAGATATATATAATTTGAAAAATACGTGGAATAATAATAATCCAAATGATATGATAATAAGCAAAAATCCATATAAAATATGGAAACAACTAAAGAATAAATTATCAAATAAATGTACAAATGAAAGATGTTGGCTAGCACAGATATTTTTAGATAACGATTATAATAAAAAATTAATACATAAATTGTTTGCACCAAAAATGCCAGAATCATGGTTAAAAAATATAAATACATGGTTATCAAGTAATGACATAATAAAATTGATGCAACAATATGAAAAATCATATAAAAATTTTAAATTTATAGGCCCATCACCTATTGATTTTGACACAAAAGTAAATGGTGGTGAATGTGTTTGGAATAATTTATGTAATTTAAATTTATATGATTATTATAAAAAAAAAATATACAAAATAGGTATAATATTAAATTTGGATACACATGATAAAGGAGGTTCACATTGGGTAGCTAATTTTATAGATTTGAAAAACAAATATATATTTTATTTTGACAGTAATGGTGTAAATATTCCAAAACAAGTAAAAATATTAAATGAACGATTAATCAAGCAATTTAAAAGTGATACTAATATTAATCTTATTCATTATGTTAACAAATTACAACATCAATACCAAGATGGTACATGTGGTATATATGCATTATATGTGTTGATACAATTATTAACAGAAAATATAACACCAAAATATATAATGAATAATAAAATACCTGATTTATTAATGCAGGAATTAAGATTCAAATATTACAACAAATATTAAAACAAATAAATATATATATATATATCATAAAGACATATATATATTTATGACTAGTCATAATAATTATAGAAAAGAAAAAATAGTAAGAACACGTGATATAAATAAATTTATATCATATTTAGATTTAAAGGAAAAAGATGTAAATAAAAAGAAAAAAGATGTAGATAAAAATTTTGATTCATATTTTAAAGATTTATTTAAATTCAATATAAAAATTTACGAAAAGGGACATAATTTCTATCAAAAGTTTGTTGAATTAATGTATTATTCATATAATGAAATAAAAAAAAACAAACATAAGGATTATATGGTGACAAATTTTTATAGTGAAAACTATTTTGTTGAACGATTAATATATAAAACATTTAGAGAACAAAATAATTATCATTATAATTTTTTAATATATATTATAAGAGATATAATAGATATTATAAAAGATGAATATCAAATATCAAAATCGGTTTCAAGAAGTCGTTCAAGAAGTCGTTCAAGAAGTCGTTCAAGAAGTCGTTCAAGAAGTCGTTCAAGAAGTAGTTTAAAACAAAAATCAAACTGGGAAAAAAATAAGGAATATACATATTTTATATTTCAATTATTAACAATAATAGAAGAAGAAGCTATTTCAAAAATACATATAATAGAAACAAAAACCAAGTTATTATTAAAATTATTATATGATTTTATAATTGCTAAAACTGATGTAACTTTATATAATAATAATGAAAGAACAGTAAATATATCAAATACCCATATAATTATTTGTATAGAAGAATTGAACAATATGGATAATAACACACATTTAGAATTAAAGGAACAATTATTAGAAAATGAACAATTATTAGAAAATATTAGTGTAAATAAAAATCAATCACGAGGTAAGAATAAAATAAGTACAGAAACAAAAAGAAGAAGACCAATAGGTGGTAAAAAAACAAAACACAAACGATTTTAATTAAAAATAAAAGTAAAGAAAAGTAAATAAAAATACAATTAACAAATATTTTTTGTTTTATTTAATTTATAAAATTTATCTAAATATTTCATATCGTTAGTTATTATTTTACATAGTTTTTTGTTGTTATTTTTTCTATATATTCTTAGAACATTTAACCTAGCTTTTTTAGATTTAGCAACATCTCTTTTAGATTTACCAGTTTTTTTTGATTTAGTATTAATATACTCATTAATAGCGCGTTTTCTTTTTTTAAAAGTTTCGGATAATTTATAATGATATTTTTTATCTTTATCATTGATAGGTTTTAATTTAGGTAACATATTTTTTTTAGTTTTCTTGTATTTATAATTCATATATATAATATTATAATATAAAATTGATATAATTAATATAATAAATATAATGTATAAATATAGATAATATATGTTATGATATTGTATGATTTTAACAGTTATTTAATAGCAGTTAAAATCATATCTAGACCATCAAAAATATCAAAAACTCCATATGTAGCAGATATATTATTAAATGATAATACAATAACACAAGCACATTGCCCATCATTAGGTTGTTGTGGTTTGTGTGAAAAAGATAAAATAGTGTATGTTTATAAACTAAATAATAAAAGTAAAAAAAATATATGTAAATACAAAGTTTATTGTGCATATTATTCAGAGTTTAAAAGAATAAATAATATGATTGTTCAAAAAAATATATTAGTAGGAATAGAACCAAAAATAGCAGAATTTTTTGTAGAATTAGCATTAAATAAAAATTTGATAGAAAAATTGAGAAATATAAAATCATATAAAAGAGAAGTAAAATTTATGAATTCAAGATTTGATTTTTATGGTATAGATGAAAATGAAAAAGAATTTATTATAGAAGTAAAAAATGTTCCATTAGCAGATTATGAAGATATACCAAATAAAATTAGAAAAACAAGAAAATATATAGACAATGAATATGACAATAAAATTTCATATTTTCCAGATGGATATAGGAAAAATAATGATAAACTAGTAAGTGAACGTGCATTAAAACATATAAATGAATTAAGTAATATCAAAAGAAATGAAAACATAAGAACAATAATATGTTATGTAATTCAAAGGAATGATGTATCGTCATTTCAAATATCAAATTTAGACCCAATTTATAAAAATGCAGTTCAAGATGCATTGTACAATAATGTAGAATTATTAACTTTAGTAGTAAAATGGAATTATAATGGTAAAATAGAATTTATAAAAGAAAATATAAAATATAATGTATAATGAAGAACAATTATATATTATAATACAATATAGCATGTTAAATATACCAAAAATAATTTTTTTAGTTCCATTTAGAAATCGTGATAATGAAAAATTTGCATATTTGAGTATAATGAAATCAATATTAGAAGATTATGATAACAATTATTATAAAATATATTTTATAAAACAATTAGATAATAGAATGTTTAATAGAGGTGCAATAAAAAATATAGGATTTAATGTTATTAAAAATGTATATCCAAATGATTACAAAAATATAACATTAGTATTTAATGATATAGATGTATGTCCATTAGATAAAAGTTATATAAAAGATTATTCAACAACAGTAGGTAAAATAAAACATTTTTATGGTTTTACTTTTGCATTAGGTGGTATAGTATCAATAACAGGTGAAGATTTTGAAAAAATAGGAGGATTTATAAATAATTGGGGTTGGGGATTTGAAGATAATCATTTAAATGATATTGCAAAAATATATAATATAGTTATAGATAGGTCAGTATTTTATGAAAAAGGTTCAAAAAAAATGTTAGATATATATCATGGTAATTATAAATATATTAATAATAGTGAAATAAAAAAAGCAGTAAGAAAAATTAAGGAATATGATAATTTAAAAACATTAAAAAATATAAATTATACAATAGAAAATGAGAATTATTTTAATTGGAATAATGAAAATACAATATATAATGTAAATGTAAATAAATTTGACACACTAATAAATTATACAAATACAAAAAATGACTATAGAAAACACGATTTAAATAATGGAAATAAAGTATATGAAAGAAATATTGGTTTAAAAATGAAATTTGTATGAGTATATTAAATAAGCATAAAATATATAAAAATATATATTTTATGCATCGTCTGGGAATCGAACCCAGGGCGATTGCTTGGAAGGCAAACATGTTACCACTACACCAACGATGCAATGATGTAAATATAAAGAATATATAATTAATTCTTTAAATTAAAATAAAAAGTATATTTAATATTTTTTATTTTTTTATTTTTTATAAGATTTATTTTTTTTATTAAATTTGCGTTTTTTCATATGTTTTTTAGTATGTTTTTTAGTATGTTTTTTAGTATGTTTTTTGTATTTTTTACTTTTAATTCCACCGGTAGTCTGTTTAATATGTTGTAAGCTCATGAGTGCGCTCGCCGCCGCCGCGTCCGCCGCCGCCACCCTCGCCTCCGCCGCCACCGCCTCCCTCGCCGCCTCCAGCGCCTCCGCCCTTGCCTTCGCCCTCGCCTTCGCCGCCGCCCTTGCCCTCTCCTGCACCAGCGTCGCAAACGCTGCATTCTCCGCCTTTATCCTCTGCTCCATATTTTGTATAGTAGAACCTTCAAGAGTTTGAATCGTATCCCTCGCTAGTATCGCGTCATGGTGTGACGTCTTTGGTAAATCCCTAGATGGTCGGTATCGTCTCATCTCTTTCGCCTCCCGCCGCCGCGCCACGGCGTTCTGCGCTATCATATCCGCCAAAATTTTATTATCATTCGCATATGTTGCTTGACTCATTATATTGCTTATTATATATATATATTTATTTTTATAAAATTTAAAATATATATTTATAATTATTTTTATTTATAATAAATAAATTTTTTGATTAAATCAATCGCAGAACCTCTTTTATTATAGTCATCACATATCATGTAATTTAAAATAATTTTTTTAATATAAGTAGGAGTCCAAAACCATTTCATAGATTGTTTATCAATAAATTTTTTGTTTTCAAACATTTCATAAAACAAAATACCACACGAATATATATCAATACTGTTTGTATAATTAATAGAAGATGTTAATATTTCAGGTGGCATATATCTTTTTGTTCCTATATCAGAAGTCATATCATTATCAATATATATATTGTTATTGTTGAAAATATTATATTTATTACAATTAGAATTAGAATTAGAGTTAGAATTAGAATTAAAATTAGAATTAGAATTAGAGTTAGAATTATAATTATAATTAGAATTATAATTTGAATTTGAATTTGAATTAGAATTAGAATTAGAATTAGAATTAGAATTATTCAAATTTTTATTAACAATATTATTTTTCAAGTAAAATTTAGACAATCCAAAATCAGCTATTTTAGCAACCTTTGATTTAGTTAAAATTATATTAGTAGGCTTAATATCACGATGAATTAATCCAAAAGGTTGTCTATTATGTAAGTAAGCTAATGCTCTTAAAATATCAATAACTATAGATAATTTTTCTTTTTTTTTTAATGAATTAATATTATCACTTAAATTATTATTTGGTATATATTCCATTATAATAATAAATGGATTGTCAATATAACCTAAAAATTGAACAATATTAGGATGATGTATTTTACTTAAAATTTGTATTTCTCTAATAAACAAAAATTTTTTAGATTCTATTATTTCTGGTTTGAAAACTTTAGCAACAACAAATGTTTCACGCCATTTAGCAAGATAAACTTTAGAGAAAGTTCCTTCTCCAATTAATCTATCTTTAAAAATATATAATTCCCATGGAGGAATTTCCCAATCATTAAATTTTTTGTTTTTCATATTATAATATTGTTTAGGAACACCGCTATGTAAACTAACATCACAATTATCAATATTATATTTATTAGAAATACCATTGAAAAACATAAATAATAATTATATTAATAAAATGAAAATTGTTTAAATAAACATAAAAAAATATTTTTTTAATTTTATTTTTTATTATTTTTTATTATTTTTTATTATTTTTTAAGATAATCAGCATCAGTTTTAGAAATAATAACTTTTAATTGAGGTTCAATATGTTTAATAAAGTCATTTTTTAATTCAATAGGAATTTCGGAAAAACTAATTAATTTTTTATTTAATTCATATTGCTGTATTAAATTTTTTTCTTTCAAAATATTTTCAAAAATGTCAGGATTTTCATAATAATATTCAATAGTTTCTTTAGTACATTTTTTTAGCAATGGATTAATATTATCAGATTTATCACCTTGAACAATTTTGAAAAATAAATTTTTATTTCCATCAGGAAACATATTTTTATTATGTAAAAGATTTTTATTTTGTAAATTAATTACATGTGTATGTTCATCAATTAATTGTAAATAATCATAATCATTAGCAATAATATATATATCATCATTTCTAGTTTTTCTAATATAATTTTTTAAAATAGCAATAATATCATCACCTTCTAATTTATCATATTTAAATATATAATCAATATCAGCATCATTCAAAAGATTAGAATTATATACATGTTTGAAAAATTCAATACCAACAAATTTATTATTTTTAATTCGAGTTTCTTTATAATGATTATAGAATTCATTTCTCCATATATTTAGTCTAGGACAATCACATGCAGCAATAACAAGAGAATTTTGTTTTGTAATTTTTAATTTTTTTTTTACATTTTTAATAGTATTTTTAATCATTTCATCAAATTTTTGAACAAATACAGAATTTTCATATAAGGTTTCAAGATTTAAATTTTCAATAGATTTAGAGTGTTTAAAATATTGAATCAAAGCAAAATATCTATAGAAAATCCAATAACTAACATCAATAATTATATAATTCATATAATTTATTATATTTAATAATAAATTATAAATAAAAATATTTTCAATTTTGTTTAATTTTGTATAATTTTATATTTCTAAACTGATAGTATTTTTGTTACTAGTAGTTTTCTTTCTACCTCTAGAATCTTTAGGTTTTACATTTTTTAATAAATCATTAATATTAGATGTAATATTTTCAGAAATAGAAGGTCCATTCATATTTTTGATATCATTATTATCAGCTAAAGCAGTTTGTGCAGCATTTAAATCAGGTCTAATATTATTGATTTTATTATTATTGTTATTATTGTTATTGTTGTTATTGTTATTGTTATTGTTATTGTTATTATTATTGTTATTGTTATTATTATTAGATCTAGATGATCTATTAGGTAATTGTGTTTCTATAGGTGAGGGTGGGCCATTCATATTATTTTGTATAATTTGTTCATGTTGATTTACAGCATTATTACCACCAAATATATTACTCATGAATCCACTAAATCCTGGATTGTTTTGACCCATAGTATTTACAGCAGCTTGACTGAATTGTTTCATTAAATCAGGATGTTGTCTCATTACTTCATCCATTCCAGGCATAGCAGATTTAAATAATGTATTAGACATATGAACCATAATAGCAGAACCTCCAAGTTGAAATAACAATTTTAATTCAGGAGACATTTTAGCTTTAGATTTATATTTTTCATGTAATTCCATAAATATATCATCATATTCATCAATATTTTCATTGACTTGTTCAGACCAACCTTCTAATTTAATATCAAATGGATCAAATTTGTTATTTAAAAATTCTAAACCATGTATACAAGCCATCAACATTTTACCTTGAAATTTTACAGAATTTTCTTTTTCTTTTTCATTTATTAACATTTCATATTCTCCCATCATTTCTTGTAAATCGCTATCCATTCCATATTTTTTACTTAAATTAGCTCCTTTTCTTTCAAGAGCTTCTAATTTTTTCAAATATTCAAATTTTTTTCTTAATAATTCTTCTTCTGTTAATTCTTCTTTAACATTGCTATTATTAGGTACATTATCATAAGTATTATATTCATCCCATGTATTAGTATCATTAATATCAGATGTTTTTTCACCAATAGATTTATCATTATAATCTTTAACTTCTTTAACTTCTTTTACAGATTTAATATTTTTACCACTATTAAAGATAGAACTAAATATATTTTTAGATTCTTTTTCAATATTTTTTTCAGTTGTTTTATTTTTATTATTATAGTCAACAGTAGTATCAATATCATTATTGGTATTATTATTAAAATTAACAGATGGAATATTATCAATATCATTAGTTAAATCATTTAATTCATCTTCTAATGTATTAATATCATTAATATTAAGTTCACTAACATTATTTTTATTATTATTAGGTTTATTTTCAGATTTATTCATTAATAATTCAATTCCTGAACCAAAATTAACACTTTGTTTGTTATCATTGTCTAATATTATTTCTTCATTGCTAAATGAATCAGGTGTAATCTCAATAATATCCATTTATGTTTAAATAAGAAGTTTAATTTTTAAGTAAGACGCATAAATAAAATATAATTAAATAATAAAATAATTAATATTTTATATTTTGTATTTTGTATTTTGTATTTTGTATTTTGTATTTTGTATTTTGTATTTTGTAAATTATATTTCAATAGAAAAATTATAATTTAATATTAGATGTGAAATATTTTGCATAAAACAATCAGATAAATCATCTTTTTTTTTATTACTTTTAAAATATTCAATTAAATTTTTATCAATATTTATTTTTTCTAATATTTTATAAGTTATTTCTATACTTAATTTTTTTCTTTCATTATATGTAGATTTATTATTATTTATAAATGGTTTAAGTTTATTACATGATGAAATAAACAAAATATTTTCAATATTTTTATTTATAAAATATTGAGCAACCATACCTTGTATAGTTTTCATTCTATTAGCTAATGGACTAATTTGATTTTCTATCAAAATTAAATCAAATTGAGTTGTAAATAATTTGTTAAATATTTTATTAATATTAATACCAATATCAATTAAAGAAATATTATTAGTATTATCAGATTCAATACTACACAAAAATTTAGTTTTAACAAAATCAATTATATTAAGTTTTTTGTCAAGAGTATTTAAATTATTATTGAATGATATATCATATTTTTGAGAAAAAGAAATTAATTCTTTTAAAGATTTTTTTTTTAATTGATTAATTTTACAATCTAAAATTCTGTAATTAGTTTTTTTTGCATGTTTATTACAATAATAAATATTATTAATACAATATTTAGCATTATTTTTACAATTGCAACAAACAAAATTATTATTAGTTAAATTAATAATGTCCCAACTAATAATATCTATTTTATTAGTATTTTTACAATATATAGTATGTATATAGGCTAAATTTTTAATTCCAATATCAATACTTAATATATTCATATAATTATAAATAATAAGTATATTGTAAATAATTTATAATTATATTTAAATAGTTATTAAGTAATAATTTTATAAAACTTTATTACAAATATTGTATAATATTCTAAATACTAAATAATATAATACTACTATTAATGTTGCTACAATTCCAGCAAAAATCATAGGACCTTTGTATTTTTTATTTTTAGAATCTATGGGAGAAATAGCTAGTATAAATAACATAACAATTTTTGAAACAACCATGAAAAACATAATTAATCCTAATGCCAAAAATACTGAACAATAACTTTTATCAAGAGGACCCATTAACAAATTTACTAAATCCATTATATTATATATATATAAATATAATATAATTTATAAAATAGATATTTTAATTATTTAATTGATTAAGTTTTTCTTTTGATAAATAAATAGAATTGTCATAATTGTTTTTATTAATATTTTTTTTTAAATTATTATTTAATATAAAAGGCTGGGTTACATAATTATTTTTTGAAGTAGTAAAATTACACGCATTAATTTGATTTTTATAAATAATATCATCAGCATTGTCTATTAAATATTTTCTATTTTTTAAATTGTTATTATTATCTATAATATTATTACTATTCTGTGATATGTTTCTACTATCAGACATTAATGCTGAACAATTAATATAAACATTATTAAAATCACTCATTATTATATTTATATAACAAAATAATTTTAAAAATTAAAAATTTAATTAATAATTTTGTATTAATTTTATTAAATCAGATTTTTTTGTTTTTTGTGCTGTATCATTATCTAATAAATTATTAGTTACAACAATAGTTCTTAATACATCAATTTTAGTTTTATTAATATTTTTTATAGATTTTAAATCATAAATATTATTATTATTATTATTATTATCAATATCATTATTAATATCAATATTGTCAATTGATTTAATATTTAAAATTTTTAAATCACCTTCAGACAATTTTATATCTTTTTCAAAAAAATTATTATTATTTATAATATCATTTATTTCAATATCAGCATTATCATATTGACTACTTATTTTAATATTTTTTTTATTATCATTAATATCATCTATAATATCATTATCAGTATCATTATCAATATCAGTATCAGTATCAGTATCAGTATCAGTATCAGTATCGGTATCAGTATCATCATTATTATTATTATTATTATCATCATCATTATTATCATCATTGTCATTATCATCATCATCATTATTATCATCATTGTCATTATCATCATCATTATCAGTAATATCATTAATACTTAAGCAATTATTATTGTCATCATCAGATACATATATTTTAGATAATTTATCGGAATTATCATTATTATCATTATTATTATTATCATTATCATCATTATCATTATTATTATTATCATTATCATTATGATTATAATTATAGTTATCATTATTGTTGTCAAAATTTGTGGAATGAGTGTTAATATTATTAGAATACATATGGTTATTAAAAGATTTATTAGAGATTAAGGTATTGTTGTAATTAAGAATAAATTTTTGTAAAATTTTTCCTTGTTCAATTAAACTGTTTTCTAATATAGTAATTTTCTTATAAAAATAAAAGGTTATAAAACTACTAATAAAAATAACTAACAAAAATAATATAGAGTATCCAGTATCTAATAATTTTAAAAGTGTTTTCATATTTATAAAAATTAAATATAATTTTATATTATTTTTTACGAATATAATATTTGTTAGAATAAAATATTATGATTCTTTATATTTATTCAATAATGAATCTGGATAATTCATATTTTCTAAAACAACCAAACCACCTTTATCATTAGATATACCTTTTACTAAATTATAGTTGTATTTAAGTTTATTATTATCTAATTTAGTAATACTCATTTTGTATTTATCAATATTTTTAATTTTTTTACATAATTTTTTGTAATGCGTTGTTAAAATGAAATTGACATTGTCTCTATTGTTTATATAATTAGTCAATATTAATCCACTTTTAACAGCTTCATCTGGATTAGTTCCACTATATAATTCATCAAAAATACAAAAATGATTTTTATTAGGATTATTATTAATAGAATCAATAATATTTTTGCATCTTCTAGCTTCAGCTTGAAATAAGCTATCTCTATTAGATGTATCAGGTATATTGATATAACTATGTAAATAATGATAAATTTTTAAGTTAGCAGTATCATAAAAGCCACATCCAATTTGTTGAGATAATAATATATTAAACATAATAGATTTTAAAGTAGTGGTTTTACCAGATGCATTAGGACCAGTTATAATTAAATTTTTATCAAAACTGATATTATTTTTAACAATATTAGATTGTGATAAATTATTTTTATTTAAAAGTGGAGCATAATATGCATTTTTAATTTTGTATTTATTATTATTATTGAATGTGCAATAATTTATATTATTATTATTTATCATTTTTTTTAAATAAGACATATTATTAATATATACATTAAGGTCAAAACTGTAATATATAGTTTCAATTAAGTTTTTATCATTATTTAACAAATAATAATTTTTCATTAAATATCCAATATTAAATAAATTTTTAAAAGAAGAATTATGAACAGTAATATATTTCAAGTTATCTCGATAATTAATCAAATTAAATATATTATTAGTGATGGTATTATTGAAAGATTTATATGTAGATAATTTAGAAGTAGTATCTAATAATTTATTAAATCTAGTAATAGATTTATCTATATAATTTTTGATATTGTTCAAAAAATCATGAATTTTGTGTAAATTATTATAAAATTTTTTGCATAAAAATATATTTTGATATATTTGATAAAAATACATTACAACAGTAAAAATCATATAAATTTTGCTACTTAAAGTAGTATTATTAAAATTAAATATTAAGTTACCAATAGGATGTTTATAAAATATAGATTTCAAATATGTTATATATTCATTCATAGTAAGTTCTTTATTTTGTAATTTAATCATAAAATATGGTAAAAATAAGAATAGTATAGGTACAAAAATACTTATTATTGGAGAAAAGAAATTATTGATACAATACATATTCAAGATACATGAATTATTGTTATATTTATGTAAAACAGGTAAATCAATATATTGATATTTAGATATAAAATTATTGTCATCAGTAATATTTTCAAAAGATTCGTACATATCAACATAATTATTATCAAATGACAAATCAACTAAATTTTTTAACAAATGTTGTGTATCATTTATAAAACTAACATCAGTTGTATAAAATTTTGACCATTTATTAGTAATATTTTGTTCAATATAATTAGTAGGATTAAATACATAGTTATATAAATTATTATTAGAAATATCACGATTATTTGAAATATCATAATTGTTAGAAATATCATAATTGTTAGAAGTATCTTTAGAATTACCTACATCTTTAAAATTGGATTCAATATTATTAGATATATCATTACAAAATAATTCTAAATCATATATTAAATTATTATTTAAAGATATTTTTTTATCGTTAAATTCAATTGGTAATTTAAAATTAGTTTTATTAAAATCAATATTTCTATTTATACCATATAAAAATTCATCTATAATAATTTTAAAATCTAACATATTATTATTTTTAAATAACAAAATAATAATATATTATAAACGAAATAATTTTTTGTAAATTATAAAAAATAATAACTTGATAGATAATGTTTTAATAAATAAAAAACAAGAATAAAAATGAAACAAAATATACTTACAATTTAAATAAAAATATTATTTAAATAATTTAAAAATTATTATTTAATTAATTTAAAAATTTAAATTTAATTTTATAAATGACAAATAATTATAATTATAAATATGAGTATGATTATATTTTGAAAATAATAAATAACATTAATAAAAAAAATGATAGCAGTAATGATAATGATAATGATAATGATAATGATAATGATAATGATAATAATAATAATAGTATAATAGATAATAACATAAAAAATATATTATCAAATATATTAGAAAAAATAAAAGAAAATAACAATATACATAATCCTTTAAATAATAAAAAAAATAAAAAATACAATTTTAGAAATAATGAACAAATAAACAATCATGATAATATAAATATTAATAATAACAATAACAATAACAATAACAATAACAATAATAATAACAAAAATAATTCATATAAAAGTTATTATTACAACAAAAATAATAATAGATATAGCAAAAATATGAACATTGATATCAATAAAAAATACAAATATGATAATAATATTAACAATATAGATATATCAAATATAAATATGTTGAATAATTATGATATATCAAATAACAAAGTAATAAATAATTTGACATTCAATATGAACAGAATAAAAATAAAAAACAACAATTCAAATATTCAAAATGATATAGAAAATATTAGAAAAATATGTAATAAATTAAGTAATGAAAAGTATAATAAATTAAAAGATGAATTATTTTGTTTATATACAATAATAATAAATACTTATAAAATAGAAGATTTAGAATATATAAATCAACAATTTTTTTATATATTGTCTTCTTCACTATTTTACAGTAATTTATATTCACAATTATTTAAAGATTTTTGTGAAAAATACAAAAATTTTGATAAATTGTTGATGAATAATTATGAAAGTTTTTTAAATTCATTAGATAACATAATGATTTCAAAAAATTGTACATTTGATGAAATAAATAAAACAAATAAACATAATGATAAGATAAAATCATTAATATTATTTTATATAAATAATTATAATAACGATTTACTAGATGAAAATATAATTATAAATTTTATAAAAAAGACTCAAGATTTGTTAAACAATTATTTAATGAATAATATAAATAGTCAATTATGTGAAGAGTACACTAATATACTGTATATAGTATTATCTAATTCTTATAAAAAAGTAGTAAAAAATAAAATGTACAAAAATATTTATCAAAATATAGAAAAAATAGGTTCAAATAACTTTAATAATGATGTACGTATAAGTAATAAAATTTTATTTAAACATAAAGATATGATTCTTTATTTTAAATGTTAATAATAATATAATATTGTATAATTTATTTGTTGTTTATTATATTATATAATTTATTTATTATTTATTATATAATATGGTTATTTCATCAATAAATTATAAAATCAATTATAATGAAACAAGATATATTGATCAAGATGATATAGATTACGAAACCAATATATTCAAAGGTGATTTACATGGTAAAAATATTTCTTTTGTTTTAGGAAAACCCAAATTTGATTATATAACTAATAATATAGTATATTTTTATGTGTATTTAGTAAAAAATACAAAAGAATTAGTAAAAATAGGTTTATATGAATCTAGTGATAAATATTCAACATTATTAGATGAAAATAATGAAATCATAATAAATAAATTAGATAAATTGTTATTATTTTCATTTACATCAAATTTAATAAAACAATTACCAGATGTATATAAATCTTTATCACAAAAACAAGAACAAGAACAAGAACAAGAACAAGAACAAGAACAAGAACAAGAACAAGAACAAGAACAAGAAGAATATGAAGAAAAAGATGAAGATGAGTCACAAGTTATAATAAAACCTTTAAATGAACAGTCAAAAGAAGAAGCATATAAAGAATATGAATCTTATATAAAAAATGATTTACATAATTGGATTGCACAATATTTACAAACTACAAAATATACAATACATGATAATGAAGGAGGTGGTGATTGTTTTTTTGCTGTATTGAGAGATGCATTAGAATTTATTGGTAAAAAAGAAACAGTTTTTGAAATTAGAAAAAAATTATCTAATGTTGCAAATGATGCAGTATTTGATACATATAAATCTAGATATAATGAATTTTACAGTTTTTACAAAAATTTGGATGAAAAAAAAAGAGAGGCTAAAAAATCGGTAGCATCTATTAAGGCTAAATTACAATCGTCTTATTTATTAACAAGTGAAAAAACTATATTATTAGAAGATGCTAAAAAACAATCTCTAATATATAAAGAATCAAGTGATGATCTTAAAAATATAAAAAAAATTTTAGATGAATTAGTATTTATGAAAAATATAGATACTATAGAACAATTTAAAAAAGTATTATTGACTAACAAATATTGGGCTGATGAATGGGCAATTACCAACTTAGAAAAAATATATAATGTTAAATTTATTATTTTGAGTAAAATAAATTATCAACATAATGATAAAGATAATGTAGTTCAATGTGGTACAATAGATGATTCAATATTCAAAAACATAGATGGAACATATATTGATTTCAAACCAGATTATTATATTATAACTAGTTATGAAGATAATATACATTATAAATTAGTTAAATATTTAGATAGAAGTTTGTTAACTTTTAAAGAAATACCATATATAGTTAAAGAATATATTGTAAATAAATGTTTAGAAAAATTAGCAGGTTCATTTTCTTTAATTAATGATTTTGTTATGTTCAAAAATACAATCTCATCTTATTATAAATCACAACCAAAATCTTTACAAATCATAGATCATTCAAAAGATGACAATACACAAGATGTTGAACAATATCAATCACAAATAGAACATCAAAAATCTATAGATAAATTCAATAATATATTTGTAATACATAAACGTGCAGCAGATACATCGCCTGGTAAAAATATAAGCACTGGAGAAAAAATAGATACTATTAATTTTAAATCTGAAAATATAAAGGAATTAAAAAAAATAAAAGATTGGCGTAAAAAATTAGATAATTCATATGAAGCAAAAGATTTAATAATAATAGATGATAAATCATATAATTCTATTGATGAATTTATAAAAATCAATAAATTAAACAAAAAATCAATAGAACAACATGTATTAGAAAAATTATACTTATTAAAATTTAATAATATAAATTATCCAGAATTCAAAAAAATATTAATTTTAACAGATAATGCATTATTAATGCAATATACACCTAAAGTAGGTCTTAGTCCACTTAATTTATTAATGAAAATTAGAAAAACATTTTTATAAATATATAATTTTTAATATATATATTAAAATTATAATTATAATATATATATATATTAATTTTATAAATGGAAAAAAAAGCTACTGAATCTATGGAAAATAAAAATTATATCATAATAAAAATTGATGATCCAAATACAAACAAAGTAAATTTTGAAGAAGTTAATAAAGAAGAAAATGAAAATAATTATATTTTTAGTTTTAGTTTATCAGAATTACAAAATCAACAAGGTGGTGGTCCTAAGACTGAACCAATGCATTTTACTTGTAATGTTTGTAATAAAATAAATTTTTACAATAATAAATGTATAAATTGTATAATTGATAGTAAAATAAATTATGAACAAATTTTATATCATAATGGTGAAAATATACATGTAGATAATACAACATGTTTGAATAATATTATAAGACATAATATTGATGAAAAAAATACATATAATTTTTTTAATTTTGTAATTAATAATAATAAATTAAATACAACTAGTTCTTTATACAATTATATAGTTTATTTTTTTTTTAAATATTATAACATTGATGATGTATATAAATACAATATAAAAGAAAATAAAGAAAAAATTTTAAAATATTTATTTAAATTAGTTCAATTCAAACGTACATATGAATTAAATTCAGCATATATTAGATTTACAGAAAAAAAAGGATTGCTAAAAAATGATGTTGATAATAATGATTTTAAATTTAATGTAAATTATATATCGATATATGATAAAGAAGAAGAAGCATATAAATTAGATTTAAACGATCAAGAAATTAAGGAACTACTGAAGCAGGACGAGGAGGACGAGGCGAAGCGGCAGGCGGAGGAGGAGGCGAGGGCGGCGGAGGAGGCGCGTTTAGCTGCGCAGGCGGCGTGGGAGGCGGAGGAGGAGGCGAGGGCGGCGGTGAAGGCGGCAGAGGAGG